GAAATATTCTTATTAAATTCTTCACCAATTTCTTGTTTGTCGCTTAACAATTTATCCTTAACACGCAATAGTTTATCTTTTGCGTTTAAGTCAGATTCTTTAAGTTTTTCGTCAATCAAATCAATACACTCTCTAACAGTTGCCGCATACACTTCTTTTTTCTTAACATCGTCAGAATCGATAAGTGCTTTTAAAACAGATTTCTCTGTTTCATCTAAGTTAGAATACTTTTCATTGTACTTATCAACCATTATAGTTGTAAGCATACTGTTAGGTAATTCTATTGTTTCGTTAACGGATTTTTCTTTGTTTGAGTTAATGTACTCAACAATGTTCTTTATATCATTTGTGATAGAATCAACATTTTTTGCTGTTCTTTTCGTAAAGATAAGTTTAGATAAAGATTCATGCAACCCAACTAATTTAGAGTCATAACCTTCTTCCAATTTAGCTGATAAATCTTTTGATAACGCTAATAATTTTTTGTTTTCTTTTATAATTTCTGAAGCACTAAATTTCTCTAAAAGTTTAATGTTTTCAGAAACAAAAATGTTAGCCGATAAAGAGTCTTTTTCAACCTTGTTTTCAATGTTATTATAAACCAAAAATTGAGTTTTTAAAATCTCACTTTCTTTTATAGTTTTAATATATTTTTTAAACAAGTCTTTGTGTTTATCATTTTTTGAAACAACTCCCTCAACCAATATCCCATTAAATGCGTTTTTTATTTTTCCAAAATTCTGCATGTGTTTTATTTTAATTATAAATATTGTAATTTAACCAAAAAGCATTATTCATCTAACATTTTATTGATATCATCAATCATCCCGTTCATGTCCTCATTAATTTTTAAATTCTTATCATAAATCTTAACCTTTTCGTCTTTATTTTTATCATCTGGTTTTATCGATTCAATCAAAGTATTAACAAATCTATTTTGATATTTTTTGGTTCTTTTATTTAGCTTTTCAGATAAAATATCTTTTCTTTCAGTTAATAATTTATCTATCTTTTTAAGCGACTCAGCAACGGGTTCAGCACCAGCTTCAGTTGCGGCTTCTACACCACCTTCTTCAGCTCCAGCTTCAGTTGCAGCTGCGGATTCCTCACCTTCAGCACCACCTTCTTCACCGAAATCTAAATCTTCACCGCCTAGGCCGCCACCCCCGAAGCCACCGCCCCCGAAGCCACCACCGCCACCGCCACCTTCGGCACCGCCTTCATCACCACCTTCAGCACCGCCTTCACCACCGCCACCGTTTAGGGCAGCTTGGAAGTCACCGTAGATTCTATCAACCACGTCAAACATACCAGTGTGTTTGATAACATTAGCAGTATTAGCCAACTCAGCAGCCGCTGCTTTTTCCATACGTTGTTCAAGTAAATCTTGTTTGATTTCATCGTCAGACCAACCCATGATATCTCTATGCGCACGAGTCCATGACATAGCGGCAAATCCATTTCCAGTATCTGAAACAGCATCTTTAAGAAGTGTAACTTTAAGTTGTAAATGTTCAATTTTAAGCATTTCAGCTTGAGTTGATGGATTGTTAAGTGTAAGTGTAAAATTATCTAAATCTTCTTCAAAACCTAAAATGTATAAATGTATAATAGCTATTTTATTTAGCTCTTGAAGCATTGATTGTTGAATTCTATTTATCGTTCTAGAAAAACGAATATCTTGAAGTGCCAAGTTTTTACCATCACCAGTTGCTTCCTCAAAACCTAAGAATGGTTTAGGAACACGCAAAGCTGTAAATAGATTTGCTCTCAAATACTCAATATCAGCAATTTGGTCTAAGTTAGATGCACCAGGCAACGTATCAATTGGATTTGGGGCATCTTCAGTACGAACTGGAATAAAGAAATCTTGGTCATTAGCCAATTGATTATATCTTAAATCAATTTGTCCAGTACCTGGGTCGACAATAGGCATTCTTTTAAATCTATCAGCAATAGTGTTTACGTATGCTTCAACATCAGCATCATCAATGTTACCGACATATATTTTGTAAACTCTACGTTCTGGTGCTCTTGTTACACGATATACCAACATTGAATCTTCAGACAATATAAGTTGTTTCCAAATACGTCTAGCTTTTTCCAAAATAGAAGTACCGTAAGGTAAACGTCTATCGTCACCCAACAGACGGAAATGTGCGATTTGCCATGAATTAAACTCTACGTCACGACCTCTCCAAAAGAATTTAACCTTATCACCAGTTGAAACCTCTTGATTAGGTAACTCTTTACCACTAATCATATCAAATAAACCGCTTTCTCTGCGTTCCATTTCATAGTTAGGCATTTGTTTACCACCTAAGATACCATCAGTATCGTTGATGTTAAGATATACAAAGTTATCACCATATTTACATGTATTTCTAGTCCACATAGGTAAAGTTGTGTGTATATCTAATCTATTGTAAAACAAATCTTCTAATATTGTTTTAACACGTTTACTATCAGAATAAATGTTTAATAATTTACCACGCTCGTTAACCGTTGTTGATTCTTCCATCATTACATCTAACGCAGCTGCAATAGTTGGATAAAACTCCATAGACTCAAAATCAGAATATGAACCAATACGTGTTGTTTCATAGTTAATCGATTGTTGGAACAACCCACTTTCGACTTTTTTCCAAGTCTGACCTAAATATTTATTTTGCTGCGCTTGTAACTTAGCCGCTTCATATTCGGCCTTGTTGTCGGTTTTAAGTAGCTCACCACCACCTATATTGTATCTTTGTGTTGATACTTGTCTTTTTGGCTTTATTCCATCTGGGCTAACTACTTGCCCAAGTCTTTGAAATATAGTTAAGTTTTTTTCTGCCATAATTTTTTAGTTATAATATAATGAATTTTTTGGTAAATTAAATAGTTTATTCAACGTAATCACACTCAACGTATGCGTCATGTCTTTGCTCAGAATTAACAACTGTTAAATCATAGACGTAAGTAGTAATCCAATCTTGACCTTGCGAACCAGCGGTTGCGTTACAAAAGAAAGGTTTAACTGTTTGTCTATTTTGTGCTGCTTTATTACTAAAATTATTAGGTTGTGGCGACCATTTATAAATTTGGTTACCATAACTTTTCTGAATAAATATTTTTTTACCTAATCCCATTTTTAATTGTTTTTATCTCACTTTACCAAATAACCAAGCGTATTCACCTCTAGGGTCTTGTACATTTCTGTAAGCAGCGTGGTTAGGGTTTATTTTTTTCTCTACTTGTTTTGTTTGTGGGTTAATCGTTGAAGTGACTGGTTGAGTCGTTGACGAGTTAGTCCAACTAGACAAAATGGCTTTTGTTTGTTTTTCTAATTTTTCCAGATTCTTAAATGAGTGTTCCAAAACCCACAAAGCCATACCCAAAGACATAAGTAAGTCATCGTGATACCCTTCCATGTGGTCTGGTCTACCATTTTTATAAATAAACGTTTTCATCTCAGAAATCAACCTAGATGAACGAATCTTAACACCATTGGTTCTAATGTTATACTCCAAATTAGAAATCATTGGTAATCTAACGTTTGTTGCGTGAAAACCTGGTATCTTATTACCTTTATCATAAGATGATAATTCTCTTTGTCTAGCAGATAAAATTTTACCGTTTGTAGAATCGTAATGTAAACGCTTATACTCAAATTCTAATAATTTTAACACTGTTGATACTCCCATACCACCAGTTACATCGACAACTGTATAAGCTTTGTATAGATTACCATACTCTTCAACTATTTGGGCTAGTAAATCTGGTTGTATCTTACCTTGATACTCCATAACTTGCTCCATAGTTGTAAAATCTATGATTACTATTGTTGAAGAATCCTCTCCATCACCCCTAGATACATCGACACCCATTATGTACTGATGTCCTTCTTGTGGTTCTTCCCAAATCCATGTTTCTTGTTCTAAACCACTAGTATATTTAGGTTCTTTTACGTTATGTTTCTCGTGGTACTCAATAAATTCTTCATTTATTACGTTACCCCCAGAACCGATAAAAGATACGTCCAACTCTTGCGCAATCATTTTGGCATCGTTGTTCATACCCCTACACATTTCATCATACCATGATGATGTAGGTTTCCAACCTTCAGCTATACGAGCATTATAAGAAGCAAATGTAAATTCATATTCTCTTTCAGAATCATCACCTTTAATCCAAGATAGGTCTTTGTTATACCTCAAATCTTCATACCATTTCATTTCAATGATATTAAAATTGTTCTTTTTATTTCTGGCTTGGTCGTATGTTTTGTAATACAAAGAATCCATACCATTAGGTGTTGAAATAAGTGTTGCTCTACCACCAGTACCTAACGCTGTTAATGCTGCACCGAATACTTCAGCTCCGTTATCAATATAAGCAGCCTCATCCATAATAAGGAATGTAGGTGTAAAACCCCTCAAAGCATCTTTTGATGTTGCAACCGCTTTTACACGACTACCGTTTGGTAATTTAATCTCTTTTTTAGAATCCGTTAAGAAAATAGTTTTAGATTCATTTTTAGGGTTACCATAATATTCGTGACCCCAAACCCATCTAGGTAATTGAGATAGAAAATCTTTAATTTTAGCCAAGAACTCGAAAGCTAACTCTTGCTTGTTGGCGATAATCAGAATCGCTTCTGGGTTATCCTTATCAGCAAAGCCAACCTTTATTGACATATAAGCGGCTGTAGTTGTTGATACACCAGCTTGTCTAGGTTTAGTTACAATATTAAATCTATGCTTTTCATACGCACTAATAATCTCTTTCTGCCTTGGAAATAATTTGAAAGGCACGAAACCCTCTTGGGTTTTGTCAAACGTCTCCAAATATGTTTCAATAGCATACGTTGGGTTCGTAAGACATCTTGCGTACTCTTTAAATATCTCTTGTGTTGTTAGCATATTCTTTTTTTATTATAAATATGCCGAAATCAAGTAAAATGGTTTATTTTAAATGACAAAGGCCCCTAAAAGGAGCCTTTACCAATATTTATGTGTTAATTTTTAAAATAATTCATCAAAATCAAACCCATCTTCACCATCGGAATCACCATCGGAATCATCTGACGTTGAACCACGCATAAGCTCATCAAAATCAAACCCTTCACCATCGGAATCACCATCGGAAACCTCTTCATTATAATTGCTTATTTCATTCATGGCCTCATTGAATTCTTCCTCTTTCAACGCACCGTTTACTTCATTAACAATGTCTTTTATGATTTTTTTACCTTCTTTAGTATTAGCCATTACCTCTCTCATTTTAAGGTTGAACTCATCAACTGGCAACGCAGCTAATTCACTATAGACATGATGTTTTAAATGGAAATCATCTGGTTCAATTGCGTTTGTAAATCTACCCCAAAGTCCAGGACCCAATCTCATATCCCATGGTTCAGCTGCTAAATAATCCGCTTGATTAACAACATACTCACCAGTTTTTCTGTCTTTTGGTAATCCGTGTGCTGATAACAATTCCATAACACCTTTTATTAGTTCATGGATAAGAACTGGGAACACCATAGCTTGTGCGTGTATAACAGCTTTTGGTCTTGATGGGGTTGGGAATTCAACCTTAACAACACCACCGCTTACACCGTTATCCATTTTAGGTATAACATAATACATATAATCAGCAGCTGCCATCATTTTAGAGTATTTGTTAGCTAAACGTGGTTCAATGTTTGTCAACTCATCGTCAACCATATGGAACATGTGGTTACATTTTTTAGCGGCACCTTGCGTCATAGCGTTAAGGAATCTTCTTTTAGCAACTTCTTTGCTAGCATTAATCATGGCTTCATGATTATCGAATTCCATTTCCAACGTTATTGGTTTAGGGTTTTTCTTTGTACCTACCATGTTTATTTTATCGGTCAATTCAGCACGAATTTCAACAACATCTTCACCCATATTGTATTCTTCTCTAACCATTTTGATAGCTAGCTCAACTAATTTTTGTCTATTTTTAGTTTCTAAACCAATAGCTTCGTATACCATTGGCATCATACCAGTTATTAGGCTGTTGTTGTCAATTGAATCGCAATCAAAAGCTCTTTTATAACGTTTTGCAACCTCATTAAATCTCTCACCCATAATTGATTCTTCAAAACTGTGTTCTTGTGAATCTGGGAAGATAGGGTGTTTACTTAAAGAATGTTTCTTCTCTTTCAATTCAATTTCAAGTTGAGGGTGCATCCTTTCAGTCAAGCCTTCTGGGTATAAAACACTTTCATTTAAAGGTTTAACACCAGAAACTTGTTTACCTAATTTAGATTTTCTCAATGCTTCTTCAGCTATTTTTTTGTAATCACTCATTATTTTATGTCTTTTACTTTTACTTTTTTTATTACTTTTCTACCACCAATACTCTCTAAAAGTTCTTTTTTAGTAATAATTCTAGATTCAGTAGTTGGTTTTGCGCTATCACCAGTCAAAGGTGCTTCAGATGGGTCATCTTTAGCCAACTCTTTATATGAAGAAATAATTTGTGGTAACTTCTCAATAGGTACATTTATCAATTGACCTATTTTAGCTAAAAAAACTGATTGCTCAACGGGTGTGTCTAATTTAGCAAAATACTTACCAAACATGTTGGTCATTTTATCAATCAATATTTTAACATCACCTTTAAGTTTAGATATATCAACATTTTCGTCAACTTCATCTTTATTTGCGTTGCTAAAACCTTCTTTAAAGTATTCACCAGCTCTAAATGATTTTAACTGTCTAACACCCATATAATCTTCCTCTGGACCTAATTTGATACCAGACCTCATCATTTCTTTATAGTTATTAAACTTACCTACGATTTCACCAGTGTTTATATTAACAAAAAAATGTTTATAACCTTCTAAATCTCTTAGGTTTAGATAGTTCATCAAATCCTCTTTATCAAAATATTCTCTTTCAGCAGCGGCATAGTCATATTCCTCGACTGGTTGTTTAGTTGATTTTTCTCTTTCAACAACTGGTTTAACAACATTTTCTTCAAAGTATTCGACTGGGTGAATTAGGTTATTACCAGCATCGTCCATATCATCAAAACAATAAACTGCCATGACAACTTCTTTATTTGGGTTCAAACCCCTAACCATTTGATAGTTTTTACCGTCAATTGTAAATGGTTTTGAAATCTCACCAGTGTTGGTATCTTTTACGTTTGAAAGATATTTGATGGTAGCTTGGTCTTGTGGTTCAATAACTTCACCAGTTTCAAGTAAATCTGAAATTGACGTATCACTACTATTATCTTTTGTAAAATATACTTCAATGTCTGGGTTTTGTTTTTGAAGGTTAGCCAACGTACTAGTAGTCTGACGACTTTTCAAATCTTTTTGCGTTACACCAATTCTAAACTTTTCAGTTTCATCGATGCTATTTTTGTTTTTCATAATTCTGTTTATTATATTCTAATATTAGGTCTTTTTCATATAATTTTGACTCAACAGATTCACCAGTTTCGCCAAACTTAAAACAAAGTCTTTTTTCTGGGTAAGAATCATAAGCATTTATATTCTCCCAAGCCAAAGCTATAACATCATCAACGGCATCCCAAACAGCAAAGGTGTCACTCTCTTGAATGACATCCAATTTTAATTCAGATTCCAACCTACCAACTTTTTTAATGAAATGGTCATGAGGTGCCTCTGGTCTACCAGAAGCTGGGAACGTATCCCAATCATCACCATCTATGTTTTTTGTTGTGTCAGAGAATATAAATTCGTAAATAAAATTACCTTTATAGTCTTTGCCTACCTTATTAACATATATTAAAAAAAGTCCTTTCATTAAGCTATATATGCGTTTAATTCGTATTTATTACCCATTCCATAAACTTGTATGTTCAAAGTTTTTCTTTGCTCAACACCATCTTTATATAATGCTAAACTATATCTGTTTGTATCACCTTCTTTTGGTCTTTTAGGACCAGTTGCGATTGAATTGAACCATTCATCCTCGTTAACCGTATAACCTTTTGATTCAGCGTAAGCTAAAGCAGTTTGAACCGCTGAAGAAAATGTATTATGATAAACTTCATAAGAATCTTTTGCTTCAGTAACAGCTTTTGGGTCTGTTTCAATTTCTGGCATAGGTAAAAAAGGTTTGTTTTTTCTACCTGGTTGCACTGGTTGTGTCGGTTTAGTATCTGGTTGTACTGCTGGAGCTGGTTGTACTGCTGGAGCTGGTTGTACTGCTGGTGTGTTCATATCGTCTTGATTAAAAGTTTCTTGAATTTTAGTCTTAAAATAATTTTTTCCAAAGATACTCATTTTTTCGTTTGTAATCAAGTTTTCACCAACAATTTTTGATACTGGTTTTTTTGACCACATTTTACACGACCAATACTTAGGCGTTGTTCTATCTTTAGCTTGTGCACATTTATGTCTAGCTCTAAAAGATTTTCTTCTTTTTGGGTTATCTCTTTTGATTTCCATATTAGGGTCACCAAAATTAACTTTTACAACTTTACCTTTTTTGTTTTTAACAAAAACTTTAAATTTCTTTACATCACCTTTAGTTGGCTTACCCAATTTAACCTTTTTACCTTTATACTCAGATTCATTTAAGTTAATCTCTTCAACTGAACCATATTCATCCTCATAACCACCATCTGTGTCACCATCATAAGCGTCCAATGTGTTTGCTAAAAAATGATAAACTTCTTCCATATCATCAGCAGATGTTGCGATGTGGTCCAACGCCCAACCATGGCCATTATCTAGTATAGAATCAACTTGTTGCATATCCATTTCAGATAATTCTTTAGCAGCGTGTTGGATTGTTTTTAAACTAGCCCAAAACATGTAATTGCTTGACTCATGTTCAGTTTCGTCAACAGAAACCTTACCTTCTTTGTACTCACTATCAGCATTACCTTCTAAAGTAGCCTCAATAAAATGGTAAACCTCTTCAACATCGTCTTTAGTTGTAATTACGTGTTCCAAAGCCCATTGATGACCATCACAAATCAACGCATCAACTTCTTGTTGGTTCATACCCAAAATTTCTGTAGCGTCATCTAAAATACCTTTAAGGTTTTGCCAAAACATATAATTGTTAGATTCGTTTTCACCTTCTTTGGTTAAACGATTCCATTGTTTTTTATCTGGATAATCTTCATCACCTGGCTTTGCTGGTGCTTCACCTCTTTTTCTTTTAGCTTGAATGTTTGCCCATAAACCTTTTGATTCTTCATCTAAAACATCGTTTGAACCTGGTTGGAACATATTGTTTTTCTTAGGGTCTATGAATAAATTATTCATTTCACCCTCATACGCAGAAAATTCTTGTAACTCTTTTTCAGCATCAGCTGTATCATCTGCCACGTCACCACTAGGCTCATCACCGATATTCCCATCATCGCCAGAATCATCGCTGGAATCGCCTTTATTGTCCATATCGCTATCTTCGTTATCTTGACCATCATCTCCAGAAGTGTTTACTTTTTTGATTATATCTTTCTTATCTTTTTCATCCATTTCAGCTGTATGTGTTGCTGATAATAATGAATTAATAGCAAATTTCTCCAATGAGAAATCTGGTTCACCTTGTTCTTCAGTATATTTTCTAAGTGATTGACCTAATTTTCCAGTAAGTTGCTCAATAAATTTTTTCGGGTCTGTTTCTTCATCAGCTTCAACACCAGCATCAAATGGTTCATCATCAAAAGGTTTATCATCTTTTGCTGGTTCTTCACCACCATCTTCGGTATCCCCAAAATCACCAAAACCAGCGTCATCGGCTGGTTCGGAAATAGGTTCCGCTGGAGCTGGTGCTGGAGCCGCTGGGGCTGGCGCATCAATCTTCAGCTTATATTTTGTTTCTTCGGTTACTTCTTTTTTATCGTTAAGACTTTTTTTTTTACAGTCCCTTCAGATAATGAAGTTATCATAGCATCTAATCTTTTGATACTTTCTTCCATAGCTCTTAGTGAACGTAAATCACTAGATTCAATTTCACCGTCACCATCAACATCTAATCTATCTTGATTACCATATAATTCATCATCAGCTTCTTCTAATTCAACACCTCTACCTTTAAGGATATCAGCTTTAGTTACTTCACCGTCACCAGTTAAATCTGGAAATTCTTCTGGTATGTTTATTTCTCTTGGTGGGTTAGGTAATTGATTAGGGTCTTCTTGATTCCCCATTGTGTAATCAACGTAATCGTCCTCATCTCTAGCCATCATGTTGTCAATAGCTTCCTCAAATTCATTCAACTCAACATCATCACCAAAAGATGTCATACCTTCTGTTTTTTCAAAAGTTTCTGGGTCTCTATCTTGTTTGTTTGCTGTTGCGTAGTAAATTTGTTTACCTCTTTCTTCACCATATTGGTCAATGAAATTTTGCATAGCTTTTTCATCATACTCATATACAGTTTCTTCTTTGTACATTTCTTCGTTACCTTCTAAATTCCCCTCACCAGAGAATCCATTACCACCTTGGCTAGAAAAACCAGCCGCAAATGCGTTTTCATTTAAAAGATTATCATCTTCCAAAACGTTTATATCATCGTTGTAGTTGTAAGCTTCAGCCAAACTGTTAAATCTTAAATTTAAGTGTTTTGTTGCTTTAGCATAAGAAGGATAAGCTTCTGATTTTTTATTTTGTAAACCACCAATGTATTTAAAATCTTCAGCAACGATGTTTGAAGTTTTGTTTGTTACTTTAATATAATATTCGTGGTTTTCTCTAACGATAGCATAAGCTTTACCGTCTGGACCCATTTTAGTAAGTTCAACAACGTAGTTATTCTTATTTTCGTTTATAGGTTTAATACCCATCAAATGAATCATACGCTCATTTATTTGGTTACCTTTTAGACCGATTGGGTTAATTTTGTTATATTTTTTCATGTTCGTTTTTTTATTAAAATCTTATATTTTACCCAACATTTGGGCTTCCTAAATAAACATCTTTATTTTCACCTAGCAAGTAGCAACCAGTACCACCACTAACTGTTCTAACCCAAATAGGAATGTTAGAAGCCGAGGCAACATTAATAGTAACACCATTAATTACTATTGCACAACCAGAAGAACCACCATAAACCTCACTATACGTATGTGCTGTTAAGTTTGGGGTCTGCGCTGGGACTATAATACTATGAATATCATCAATTCTTGGCATATTTTATTTCTTTTCTAATAAATATTACCAAAAACAAAAAAAGCACCGAATGGGTGCTTTTATTTAGTTTTTAATTTGAAAGCGGTGCTTTTATCACTGGATGCGATTGATACCCTTCAATTTCAAAGTCTGAACTATCCAAATGTGTTATCAAACTTAAATCTTCGCTTAATGCTTTATAGAACTCATCTGTTTTCATATGTTTTAGAGTCGGTAATGGATATGGTTCTCTTGTTCGGGTTGGGATATCTCTTGTTTTTAACTTAGATTCTAACCACTCATCGTTCTGAACTTTCATACCATCGGTGTATTCTTTTTCGTAGATTTCCTTTCTTTCTTCTAAACTCAACTCCCTACCAATTTGTTCTTTTGCTTGTTCAATATGGTTTGAATACAAGTGAACATCACCCAAGTTTCCAATCAATTCATCTGGAACCATATTCACTGCCTTAGCAATGATTTCTAATAACAATCCGTAAGATGCAATATTGAATGGCAAACCTAAGAATGTATCGACACTTCGTTGATTCCACATTAAAGAGATTGCTCTGGTTGGGATTCCAGTTAAATCATTACCTTCCATATTTACTGAATCATATCCATAGTTTTCAAAATATAATGTAGTTCTCTCTTCTAAACTCAGCTCTCTTGTATAAACTTGAAATCCATAATGACAAGGTGGTAAAGTCATTTGGCCCAATTCTCCAACATTCCAAGCATTAACCATCAAACGTCTTGAATCTGGATTTGTTTTAAGGTCACGGATTAGATTTTGGATTTGGTCTACTCCATGAACATCATACTCTACTAACTCACCATATTCAACATGAGTAGGTCCACCAAAACTACCACCATAAGAACGTTTTTGTTGGTACTTTTCTTTCCTACCACCCCAACTTCTCCACTGCTTACCATACACAGGACCTAATTCACCCCATTCAAAAGCAAACATTCTATTTGTTTTTATTTTGTTGATGAATCCTTCTTGCGATAAAGCATCTAACACACCATAGGTATCCATTTCCCAAGTAGTGTGATATTTCTTATATGCATCACCATCCCATATATGACAATTATTATCAACAAGGTATTTAATGTTTGTATCACCACGCAAAAACCATAACAATTCCGTTACAATTCCTTTGAAATACATTTTCTTTGTTGTGAGTAATGGAAACCCTTCTGACATCTTGTGTCTTATCTGGCGACCAAAGACAGAAATGGTACCCGTCCCAGTTCTATCACCTTTCTGAGTACCATTTTCTAAAATGTCTTTTAATAAATCTGTATAAGTTTTATCTAGATTATTCATTTACTAATTCTGGTTGTTTTTTTGTAACTTCTTCAAATTGAGTGATTTTACCTTTTAAAGCCAATAACGAAGCTGATGTTACGTTTCCGTTTTTAAAATGGTTTGAAATAATATCAGTCATTGCTGACAACATTTCTTTGGTAGCGGCTTCTGGTGTTAAAGTTGGTTTTGAAGCGTCTGACAATTCTTTTACCTCTTTAAGGATTTCAGTTGTATCAACCTTATCCAATTTTGTTGTTGGGTATTTTTTAATGTGCGTATTCATCACAGACCCTTGACTATCAGCCAATTCAAAACGCATGTAATCTGTTTTTGACACACCAGCGTATTTGTATTGACCACCGTTATTGAAGATAAGTGTAAGGTCACCAGACACGTTATCATAAACAGATGCGCAAATATTCGATGAAGAATAAATCGCTTTTGTTTTTTCGTTTTTTTCTACTTTTTTTAAAATCATAGTTAATTTATTTTTGTTTTGTTATTGTGCGTATGTTTTATATGCTGTTATCTCACCCATATGAAATATTCTACCAGTACTTGTTGTTAGTTTATTTAACTCATCTCTTTCATCTAAAATAACAACGATATAATCCCCAGTAATCATCAATCCACAATCCTCAAATTCAATCTTAGTTATTGAGCTTGAATTTCTTTTTGAATAATCATTGTTTTTAACCAGCAATTCAACTTTACCAAATTTTGGTGCCATGTTTGTACTCATTCTTTACTTTTTATACAAAGATACTAATATTTATCTTAAAAATCAATAGTTGATTTTATAAAAAATTTTTAGTAATTTTGCTAAGATTTAAAAACAAAAATGTAGTGTATGAACAGAGAGATTTACCCAAAGGTCAAGATTATAATGAATCATTCAGTAAAAGAGGCAAAATCTTTCGATGATATCAAAGTTAGACCAGAACATGTTATTCTATCTATATTGTCAGACGATGACAATGAATGTACGAAAGTGTTGAAATCAATGAAAATTGAAACACAAGAACTATATGATAGAATATCAGATTATGTTAGGAAAAATGACCTAACACCCAAAGCCTACAACACATCTGTTAACAAAAGAACTTTACCGCTTTCAGATGAAACAAAAGCCATAATAAAAGCTTTGGATAAAGAGTGTGAAAAATTAAATGATAACATGATAGATACAACACACATCATGCTATCAACATTGATATCTAAACACCCAATATCTGAATTTTTATCTTCATTAGGAATAACATATAATAGTTTTAAAAAAGCCATGTTAGGTGGCCAATCTGAAGATGTCAGAAATGGTGCACTTGATGATGACACCGAAGAAACTGAATCATTTAAAAAGAAACAAAAAGTGAGCGATAGTAAAAGCAAAACTCCAGTTTTAGATAATTTTTGTAGAGACGTATCTAAAGCGGTTGAAAAAGGGGAAATAGACCCAGTTGTCGGAAGACATTCAGAAATTAAACGTGTTTCTCAGATTTTATCTAGAAGAAAGAAAAACAACCCAATCTTAATCGGTGAACCAGGCGTTGGTAAAACATCAATCGTAGAAGGTTTGGCTCAAATGATAAAAGATGGTGCGGCACCTAGAACACTTATCGGTAAAAGATTATTTACACTAGATTTAGCGTCAATTGTCGCTGGTACCAAATATCGTGGTCAATTCGAGGAAAGAATGAAAGCGATATTGGAAGAATGTAAAGCAAACCCAGACGTTGTTCTTTTTATCGATGAGCTACACACAATTATTGGTGCTGGTAACGCATCTGGTTCACTAGATGCTTCAAATATCTTTAAACCAGCGTTGGCTCGTGGAGAATTACAAGTAATTGGTGCAACAACCTTGGATGAATATAGAGAAAACATCGAAAAAGATGGTGCTTTGACTAGACGTTTCCAACAAGTTTTGGTTGAAGAACCAACACTGGAAGAAACAAAAGTAATTCTTACAAATATCAAAGAAAAATACGAAAAACACCACAAAGTTAAATACACAGACGAAGCAATCGAAGAATGTGTTAAATTATCTGCTAGATACATCATGGATAGGTCAATGCCAGATAAAGCTATTGATGTATTGGATGAAGCTGGTGCGACAACAAATGTTAATGTTGAAAAACCAGAAGAAATAAAAGAATTGGAAATCAAAAGAAACGAAATCAACGACAAGAAAAAAGATGTTGTTGTGAAACAAAAATACGAAGAAGCTGCCAAACTAAGAGATGAAGAAAAAAAGGTTGTTGAACAATTAGAAAAAGCAATGACTGATTGGCAAGAAAAATTAGATAAAAAAGTAACTGAGGTTGGTGTTGAAATCATTTCTGAAGTTGTATCTATGATGACTGGTATTCCGTTGACAAAGATATCAACTCAAGAAAGTAAAAGACTAATGAGCTTAGACAAAGAACTTATGGGTAAAGTTATCGGTCAAGACGATGCGGTTATCAAAGTTGTCAAATCAATTAAACGTAACCGTATTGGTATAAAAGACAAAAATAAACCAGTTGGTTCATTTATCTTTTTAGGTCCAACTGGTGTTGGTAAAACGTTGTTAGCTAAATTGTTAGCGGAACACGTATATGGTGACGCTGAAGCTTTGGTTAGAATGGATATGTCAGAATACATGGAAAAACATTCTGTATCTAGACTTATTGGACCACCGCCTGGATATGTTGGTTATGACCAAGGTGGTCAATTAACTGAAAAGGTTCGTAGAAAACCGCATTGTGTTATTTTATTTGATGAGATTGAAAAAGCACATGAAGACGTATTCAACTTATTACTTCAATTATTAGATGAAGGCCAATTAACCGATGGTTTAGGTCGTAAAGTTAACTTTAAAAATGCACTTATTATTTTGACATCAAATATCGGTGTAAAAGAAGTTAGTTCATTCGGTAAAACAATGGGATTTGAAACAGCGGCTAGTATTGTTGGTGAAGAAAATAGAGCTCGTTCAATTATTGAAAAAGCTTTAAAGAAAAAATTCAAACCAGAATTCCTTAACCGTATCGATGAAGCTATTATTTTTAGAGGGTTAACAGAAGAAGATATCCATAAAATCATTTACTTAGAAATTGAAAGCTTAGAAAAACGTGTTATTGAAATGGGTTACAATCTAACTGTTACCAAAGACGCTATCGAATTTTTAGCTAGACAAGGGTACGATGAAGCTTACGGGGCCAGACCTTTGGCCAGAGCGATTCAACACTATGTTGAAGACCCAGTTGCTGATGAGATACTAAATGAAAACATATTAGAAGGTGAAACGATAGAAGTTTCGTATGATTCTAAAAAAGAAGAATTGGTGATTAAACCAATAAAACCTAAGAAAACTAAATAAAATAAATAAAGCCACTTTTTGTGGCTTTTTTTATATTTATAAGTATGATTGAGGAATTATTGACAAACAAATACGGTGAATGTTTAAAAGGGTTGGATATTTATGAGAATACAACAAGCCTTATTCTTTCACGTATTATTATTAATGATGAGTGTAGAGGACAAGGTGTTGGCACCAAAATTATGGAAGAATTGGTCAACTATGCTGATAGTAACAGTCAAATAATTGCTTTGACACCATCTAGTGATTTTGGCGGTAATAAAAATCGTTTAATTCAATTTTACAAAAGATTTGGGTTTAAGCATAACAAAGGTATCCATAAAAGTTTTGAATTTCGTGATTCAATGATTAGGTACCCAAAATTAAATGAAAATATGAAACCAGTAATAAAACAATTATTAAGAGAACGACTACTAACACAAGATGATATGGATGTTAGAGATGTTGCTGATTTTGTTAATTTCGCTAAAGATTATTTAGAGATTGATGACGATGTTAAAGTAGAACTAGCTTTTGAAAAAACACCAGACATCAGAACAACAGCATATTATAATAATGGTGATAAAAGAATGAAAATTTATGTTAAAAACAGAGCGATTATTGATATATGTCGTTCAATAGCGCACGAACTAGTTCACCATAAACAAAACATTGATGGCAGACTAAAAGATGCCGAAGACCCAGGTGCCGATGGTAGTGAGTTTGAAAACGAAGCCAACGCAGTTGCTGGTGTGATAATAAGAAAATGGGGTAGATTACACCCAGAAATATACGATTAATATGGAAAACAAATTAAAAGGTGGTAAAGCTGATAAACTTTCACCAAAAGACATAGCTAAAAAATTTGACGTATCTGTTAAAGATGTTAAGAATCAAATTGAAAAAGGTAAAAAAGTTGAGTCAGAACATACTGACGATGAAGAAAAACAAAACGAAATAGCTTCAGACCATGTATCTGAATTTCCAGATTACTATGATAGAATAGAAAAAATGGAAAAACAAGCTGAAAAATATTGGAAAGACAAACTTAGTGAGTCTAAAGTATTCATAAAAAACACTCTTAGAGAAAATTTAAAATAAAAAAAAACCCGTAATCACTTACGGGTTTATTTTTTATTAATAGTCATCTTCGTCTTCATGCATATATTGTGCCACTTCTCTTTTAAGCTCGTCTAATTTTTTAGACACTTCACCACTAACCATATCATATAAATCTTTACCGAATAAATTACTATCATACGATGTATCGGTTAATTCTACTGAAAAATTTATACCACCAGACGGTCCATCTGGGTCTTCCTCACAATAACCTTCAAAATTAATAGTTAATGTGTAAAATTCTTCACCGTCAAAATTAACAGTTATTGGTAATTCAGCATTAAATTCAACACAATTTAGATGTCTATAACGACTAGAAAAATTAGCTCTTCTAGAATCAATAACATTAAGTTGACCTAAATCCGCATTTTCTAAAGCCAGTGCAACTAATTGGTCAACAGAATATTTGTCTTCTAACAAACCAGTTTCATCTAATTCTTCATTAACACCTAACATAGGTGAAGTATACGCTTGACCAACACTGTCAAATTCGCCACCTTTTAATTTTTGCCCTATTGCTGAATAAATTGCTCTAACAGTTGATTCATCACCATATGCTGTTTTATATATAGCATCTTTAAGACCCATATAGTCCTCACCTTTTTGTTGTATTTGGCTAACAAAATAATCTGAAACCCCGTCAATATCAACTATTGGCCCGTTTTCTTTTAGAATACCTTTTGAAGTCAAATATCTTTGCTCTGCTAATAAATTAGCTTTTTTAAGGTTTTTAATTTTATCAAATCTTCTCATTTTTTTTATTTAATTATAAATATGTTTATTTTCCAGAAACGTCCCCAATGTATTCATAGCTGAAACACAATCTTTTATTATCATAGACATGGTTCTTATACGTATTTTCATCAGTTACGTCTTTTCTTATTTTTTTATTTTTACTAGTTGGTTTCCATAACGGAGAATTTTCCCAGAAAAAACCTAATCTAGGGTGCGCTGTTCTAGAAAAATATCTATATCCTTGGTCTATATGATGTTGTGCAATTGCTGTTGAAAACCTCACACCAATCCCCATACCTTGAAAATCTGGTAGAACAACATTCCTATGACCTCTCCATGCATTTTTAAGTGTTCCACTAGGTAATGTAATCGAGGCGAAGAAAGAAACAACTTGGTCATCCCAAATTCCCACATAACACCTAGCCGCTTTATTAACGTTCCCATCTAGATAGTGATGGTCTTTAAACATTCTCCAACTATCATTTGTTGTGCGATATATTTTGATATTGATTTCTGGTCGGACAAAAAAAAACCGTCCAGAAGCTCTCCCGTATCAGTGTTGATTACCCAATCTGGCTCCAACCAATCAACGATGTCCATGTGACAAGTGGATATAACAATACTCTTTAGGTTATTATTTTTTACATACCTAGCCAAAGCCATAGAGGCTGCTTTAGCGACAGTTCTATCAACCACTGAGGTATATTCATCAATAACTGCATTTGATTTGATTTTACGAGCTAAATCAGCTCTAAACTTTTCACCGTTGGATAATACATGATAAGGTTTATACCACGAAGGTATTGAATTGAACCCAACAGAACTTAATCTATTGATTCCGTCTTCTGGGTTATCAAAATGTGAAATTACTGATTTGTTTGGATTCCATTCTGGTTGTTCTTCAACACCAAATTGTTTTAACAGTGTTGATTTACCAGAACCACTCGAACCAACAATTACACCTATCTTAAAATCTTTCGGTAAATTATTTGGTAATTTCCACGGGTGGAATGTTGATGTTCCGTTAAAACGACAATCAAATGCTATCTCACTAGCTTCAATAAATTCATCTCGGTCAACGGTTGATGTTAAAGGGGTTTCTTCTCTTTGTAGTTTTTCTATAACTGAATTCATAAAACATTTTAATTATAAATATCATGTTTATAATCAAAATTCGTCAAGTATAAAAAATAAAATAGCTAGGGATGTTGTTTTACAACCCTAGCCATAAGTATTTTTAGCAAGTAAGATTACTTCTTACCTTCAGTTAATGTTTTGAACTTAGCTTCTAACGCAGCGATTTTGTTTTCCAATACAGCTGTTTTGCTGTTTTGTGTTTTAGCTTGCTCGTTAATCCACTCTTGTTTTTTTACAGCAACTGCCTCATTTACGATGTTATCGATTAAATCAACAAGGTCAGATTCTTTAATTTTAACTGTTTTTTTTGCAACTGGTTTTACGTTTGACATATTTTTAAGGATTAAATAAAATCTTATTTTCTTATATAAATATATAAGAATTCATAAAAAGAACATGTGTTCTAAAAAAATTAACCTAAAACTCTACTAATTACAAAAATTTCCAATAACACATTTATTGGTAATTTTTTAATTGATGAAAAAATTTCTTTAGCTTCATCCAAGCTATTCGCAAAAACGTAAGAAAATTTTTCACCACCTCTAGTTTCTAATGCGTATTTATTCATGATGGGCGTTTATTAATAAATATAATAAACACCCACATAAAGTAAAAAGTTTCATCAACATTTTTTATCAGCAGCATTTGATGCTGCCCACGCATCTGGTTTAACCTTGAATTCGTAACCCATACCTAGAATGTAACCAACTGCTTGTTGTAAAGCTTTGTTAGATTCCCATTTAGGGTCTGGGTTTATGTCAGCGTGAATTTCCAATGGTATTTCATACAAATCTAACAATGGTGCTATCTCATAAGCAACCTCTACTGATTTACCAACTTCATAAACCATTCTTTCATTTACCAATTCTTTATTTGTTTGTTTAAAACCATGATAGTATGTTGCAGCCACAATCATACCACCACGACCAACAATCACACCACCCAAATCTTGTGATGTTCTTATCAATATTACAGTAGCAAATTTATACGTACCTTTCTCAGCTTTTTGAGAATCGGTACCGATAGACACAGAAAGTATGTATCCTTTGGCTAATTCTTCATCAAATAATTTTTCCAAATAGTCAACTATTGGTTCTTCGATTACTTTTTCATTTCTTTTCCATTTCATAATAATAAAATTTTAACAAAATAAAAGGGGCCCAATTGGGCCCCCTTATCTCTTATATAAGAGTTGTTGGTAACAACTCTTTTAATTTTTGATAATTTTCACGCCCTATATCTTCTTCTTTAACTGCGATTCTATGCAACGACCCACCACGACTTTTATCCAAATACGAAATCTCAGTCGGGATATCTTTTATTGGATTTCCGATAATGTTTAAAAACGTAAGATTTTTAAGGTTACCAATTTCTTTTGGTAATTCTTTTATCTTATTTTCCGTCAACACCAACATCTCCAAATTGGTAAGCTTACCAATAGATGGATGTAACTCATGCATCTTGGCATTACAAATAATTAGCTGGTCCAAAGTCTTGAACTTGCTAATATCTGGTAATCTTGGTATCTCTCTCGACATAAATCTTATTGTTGGTGTGTCACCGTCTATTAGTTCAAACAAACTTTCAGCAAAACCAAACGAAATTAAAAAATCTAAATACTTGTTATTCTCAATCCCTTTCTTAAATGTTTTGGCCATACCAATTAGCTCTTCATAAAAGAAATTGGTAATACCTTCACTCTCATTCAAAACACTTTCAAAAATACTAACATTTTGACTGTTTCTAGCATCCTTTAACTGGTTCGTTTCAAAGTGTATCTGATACAATTCTTTTGATTTTCCCTCAAAGAATTCATTAGGAATTATAATATAAATATCAGACTTATCACCGTTAGGTTTTTTATGACCTTCAGTATAGCTTTTAAACATACCATTTCCCTTTCTAGCAGTACACCAGTTAGCAAAATCTTCAAACGCAACGTTAGCATCTGTTGATTTAGGAACAAACAAAGTGAATTTCCTATCTCTTACTGGTATTTCAGCTTGTCCAATATCTACAAATTTCTGAAGAGTCCTTTCCAAAGCACTAGGTTCCTTCTCAATAAAAGGGTCAACAGCGTCAAACAATTGAGCCAAAGATTTATATTGATTAATGTCAGTAGGGTCACTTACGTGTTTTAAAACATAACTACCCTTACATAATTCTTTGAACTTTTTCTTCCTCTTATTGTCCTCAAAAACAGTCAAATACTTGTTAGCTTGTGGTAAATCCTCAACAACCAAACGTGTTGCCATTTCAACACCTAACTCATTTTTTTCTTTTAATAATCTAGTGAATAAATTTAACATCCATTGAATGTACATTTTGTTTTCGCTAGGGTCAGCACTTATCATATCCGAAAAGACACTAGAACAAATGCTAACTTTTTTTAACAAACGTTCTTTATCATTTATTTTTTCGGACAAAATAGCGATAACATCATTGGTAAAGTTTGAAGTTATTAATTTTGGTTTATAACCATCGGCAACCAAAGACTCAAACTTAGCTTCAACAGCTTTTGTTTGAGGGTCACATTCAAAAACATCGAACACCTCAGCCAAAAAGGTCAACCTATCTTTAACATTCAATTTTTCCATAATTTATTTTTGTTACAAATATACAAAATTAAAATAAATAAAGCAATAGGATTTATAAGAATCTTTTAAAAAAATCATCATCGATATATTCTTCGACTCTTTTTTTCAAAAACCAAACCAAACCACCTACCTCATCATTCTCTCTATTAATAATATCCAATATAACTTCGCTTGGGTCTTCGCCATCGGTTAGACGATATTTTATTTCCTTTATAAAATCTTTTTTTGTGCTTCTTGTTAATTCAGAAACAATTAGATTATAAGTCTCCCATCTGTCCTCTTTTTCTTCGTCTAATGTGTTAATAACGTTTAAAATGTGTTTGTTGTAAACCTTGTCTAAGAAAGTTCTACCATTACCACCAGATTTCAATAAAAAATTTTTTGCTTCCATCGGTACAGTTTTTATGTATAAGTTATTTACTTATAAATATCTTCAAACCACCAATTCTTCTAACTTTTTGATAACTTCTTCTACTTTTGTAACCGCTTGGTTATCATAGTTTACACAAGATAAATCACTGGAATTTATTCTTGTTATTTTATTATTAAATTCATGCCAATTTGGTGTTACGTCACTTACCATAACCACATGTGTGCCTAACGACCAAGCTAACCATGATAATCCAGAACTAACACCCAAATGAAATTCAGCATGCTTTATATCCGCAGCTCTTTCAACCAAACTACCATCACCAGTCAAATCTATAACATTCTTCAAATCAGATTTTTCTTTTGATATTACAGCAACATAAAAACCTTTGCTGTTCAAATAATCAACAACTGTTTGCCAACCATTTTCAGCTTTCCAATGTTTATTAGGTGCACTACCAAACTCAGAAAGTGTAACATATTTCTCTTTAATCCTTCTTTTATAACCCAAACATAAATTCGATAAATCTGGTACCACTTCTTTAAATGGCAACCCAAGTGTTTCGCTAGCAACCATTTGCAAAGGATTTTCATTTACTTTTATCTTAGAATAAATCAAATTTCCATCGTTAGATGCACCAATATAATATTGAGTATAAACGTTATCTATTTGTGTATTAGGTTTTACAAACATAATCTTTGGGTAAGAGTCAATAAATAAATTATTGTGAAATGTTGAACAAATCACGTTGCAATTATGTTTTACTCTAAACTCTTCGACATAAGGAATCCATGCTATCGAATCACCAAGAGCATAAGCATCCATTTTGATAAAAACAGTTTTACCGTTAACATCAAATACATCCACAAATACCAAATTATTTTTTGAATCATAGACCTCTACAACCCAATCAGTGTACCATTGTCTAGCTGCCGATATAATCGTTTCATTATTTTTACAATAACCACTTGATACCAAGCTTATTGTACCGTTCTTACTTTCTGAGAATTTAACGTGATAATTTTCGTCATTATCACCAATTACTGAAACTCTAGGTGCGTTACCAACTTTGGGTAAAGTCGTAACGTAACTTACTTTTATTTTGTTTTCCATTAAAAATTTCTTATTTTATTATATAACCTTTCCAGTTCTGGACTTCTTTCTTTGACTGTTTCTAAAACTTCTATACA